TAACTGATTGTTGCCATCACTAAAGCGCCGGTGCCTTGCAATTCGCAGTCAACCGTTACCGCTTCGTCATTGCCGGAGCTGTTGAGGCTCCAGGACGAAACATAGGCGGTTCCTGTCCACTTTGTGTCTCCGGTTTGTGCGGTTTGGGTTACTACTGTAACACTGCCCTGGTCATCCCATTTGTCAAAAATGCCGTTGGTTGCGGTGTTAAATCCAAGTGTTGCATCCTCGGCAAAATTTAGCGTAACACTTGCCGTCCAGCTTTTAGCGCCCGGTTGAAACGCGGCATTTGCGCCGCTGTCTTTGCAGGTGGTTTCAAACATGTTAGTCGAACCACTCAAAGAGACGTCTGTTTGGCAAGTGAGCGCAGACGCGCCCCAGTACATTTTGAAATTCTTCGCCAGTACGGTGCCTACTGTTTGTGCCATTTTACTTTGTTTTTTTCGTTATAGTTTGGCCACCCGCTTCCGGTTTAGCCTGTTCCTCGCCCTTCACCGCTTCCGGAACACACTCTAACGATACCGCCTGTTCGGGCGGCGTTCGACGCAAAAAGGCGTCTGCATTTGTTTCTTCAGCAACACCAAGCGCAATACGTGCCAGGCAATCGCTTTCAGTATGTTGCGCTACGCAGCCCTTTGGAAAGTGCATCCCAAATTCATCAACGTAATCGCGTGTGTATCTGATTTTCATTTGAAATTTGCATTTATAAGGTCATCAATCCGCTTTGAAATCAACCGAATGGCAATGCCTTGAGCAATCGGCCCCGCGCTGTTCTTTGCACGTTCCATAAAGTATTGAGCGCGTTGGTATTTGGTTCCTTGTTCCACAAATCTGCCATACCATCCATCAACCGCGCCGCCTAATTTAATGCCCACAATTGCAGCCGATTTAACACGGCGTAAAGCAAGGCGGCGGATAGATCGCTTCAGGTTTCCAGGTTTTATGGTTATACGCTTTGACTTATGCCCAAGTGATATTGCACCTTGGTGCGGCTTTGCGCTTTGTGGCGCATTTGCTTTCGCGGCCTGCACGATCACTTTTGCTGCTTCATTAAGGTCTTGTTTAGCTGTGCGGCTAATCTTCGGGCCGAATGACCTGAGCTTGCCCACAACGGTATTTAAGTCCTTTTGAAGCTGATCTTGCATTACGAGTTCTTTGTTACAAAAGTGAAAACCGCCGTCCGCGCAAGGCGGGTAGTATCATCGTCCATGCCATCAGAGCTACTCACATACTCGCACGTTTCAACCGTCACACTGCCAGCCGTAGCCCCCACAAAATCAAGCGCCGTGCGCACTGCTGAATCTATGTTATCCAGGGCAGCGTATGCGTTTGCGCCTTGTGCCGCGTCTGCCCAATAAGTAAAGGTCACCGTCTGAAAATCATGGTAAGCAACCCGGTCTTTTTGCTTATCAAGCGGCCGGTTTTCCATCGAAAAGACAATAGCAGGCAGCGAGGCGCTTTGCGGCAAAAAAACCGGGTAAATCCGAGTTGAAACCAAATCAGTCACCGCAGTTGTGCCGCTTAACTTGCTGTATATGTATTGCCCTATTCTCATATCTGCTTTTGTGCAAAAATCAAAATGCTTTCACGGTATCCAACTTCCTGGAAATAAAGAATGTCGAACAGTTGCTCTTTGTAGGTGATCCTCATTTTCTCTGTTAATCCATCGCGGTACTGAATGTCAAAAACGACCATCGTTTGCGCAATTATTTGATCGGCCATTACATCCTCAGTGCTTCCGGCTTGCTTATACGTGACCTTTGTCCAGCAATCACAAACCCGGCTCCATTCAATCAACTCCTGCCCGGACGTGCCCCGGCTTGTTGTCGGCTGTTCAATCAAAATGCGGCTTCGACGTTCGCCTATTGTGGTTTTCTTTGCCATCAGTAGCGCTTCAGCGTGTTTAGAAGTACGTCCGACATGCTGATACCTTGCTCTTTGCTGTCTTCCCTGTTCGTGTATGCCCTGCCAACACGCGCCGTAATTCCGAGTCGAACATTGAGCGGTACGCTGCTTGCGCCCGCTCCAAATCCTGCTTCATAGGTGATTACCACGGCATCCGGCCTTATCGCTAAGTCTGTCGGATATTCATAATCCGGTTTTGGGATTATGAATGTTCCGCTTTTGGTCGTGCGCGTTGTGTACTCTGAGCCGCTCCAGGTCTGACTATTTCCGTCACAATCGTAATAGGCCACTGAAATAACCGACGTAACCGGCGCAAATCCTAACCAAAGTTCATCGGTGCATCTTTTCGGAAAGCGCGAGTTGTATTCAACCACCGTCTTGTTTAAAAGCGCTACCGAAAACCAGTTTTCAACAAGCATCGTTTGCGCCTTAATCAAGTCTATAATGTAGCCATCTTCCTGCCTCAAATCATCCAGGCGCAAGTGCATACGCACATCCTCAAGGCGAACAGCGAGTTCGCTTGATTCAGCCGTGAACGTATGGCCTGTGTAGTATAGATTTGGGTAGTTATTCATACTGCGTCAAAGAGTAGCCGATTACATAGGTTGTTGACGTTGCAAGGCGTGATGTGATTGAAGGACTGTTTATGTCAATCAAAAAACTGGTCGTTGTTTCGGAAGCAGAAACAGCAAGGTTTAAATTCGCGTCCCTACAAGTTGAAGTGTAGATTTGGAAGTTAACTACATACTTAGCGCCCGTTGGGAATGCCTTATTGAAAGTTACCGTTCCAAAGTTCGTTGCTGTCAAAGTGCCTGTTCCGGATGTGACGGTGATTTTCCCGGCCAAATCAGTTCCAGCGATTGAACTTGTTGCGCCGGTTCCCCAGCCTGATCCAATTGTAAAAGTTGGCGTTCCGCTTGCCTGTGATGTGCGAAACCATCGGGTGCCGTTGTACATGTCCAGCCCGTCGGTGCTGCTATTTGTAACAATCAGATTTGCCGCAGGGCTTGCAATAGCGTCTCGCTGCGCCGTTGTCATCGGGACCAATAGCACGCCTTTTGTAGTGCTGTCCACTTCAAAAATCGCACTTGCATCGGGTGCGCCTGACTGCCCAACAGCAACCCCGCCAACAAACACGGCGCTGTCTGCGTCTGCAATTTGCTCAATGCCGGTTGAACCGTTTGTTAGTACCTTCTTCGCTGCCATTGTTTATGCAATCAGGATGGTATCACCAGGCTCAAAAGCCAGCACGGTAGTGCTTTCCGCACGTCCTACATACTGCTGAATGTCGTTCGTTGCGTATGTCAATCCAGCATAAAGCGAAATGCCGCCGGTGGTCGTGTTTGAAAGGAAATAGCGGCTACCTGCCGTTAAGCCCGTCAATCCGGTAATCTTGCCGTGACCACGGTAGAAAGTGCCAGACGCGCCGTTTGAAATGCTGCCCAAAACAAACCCTTGAGCGAGTTTTGAGCTGTCGTTTGCGTCGGCTTTCATGATGGTGCCGGAGGATGTGATGTAGCACAGATTGCCAGCCGTCAAGGCTTCGCCCGCTGTGTACGTTTCGCCGGTTGTACCGCCGTTTGAAGCTGCTGTAATACGGCCCTGTGCGTCAACGGTGATATTTGCCGTAGTGTAAGATCCAGCAGTTACCGAAGTGTCAGCCAATTGAGTAGGGCCAATAGAATCAGCAATTACGCCTGCTGTGATCGAAGGCGTAGCATCCGTGTAGGTAAAATCAATCGTTGCCGAATCAACAAAAATGCCACCTACGGCATCCTGTGCCGCTTCGTCGAAGTCAGACACTTTTGCTGCGGTAATCGACGGAACGTTAGCTACCGGGATTGTGTCGGAGCTTGTAAGCTGTTCTAAGCCGGTCGCACCGGCCTTTAGTGGTTTAACCTCTGCCATGTTATTTTAAAATTGACACGCTGAAATCCAGCGCCATTTTGTCGTTTTCAAATGAAATTCCCGCTTTCTGAAGCACCAGCCAACCGCTTTCCTGGGTGTCGGTTATTTCGCCGTCTGTGTCTACCCAAAGTGTTACGTTTGGATCAAAATAAAGCGAAGCGTCCTCAATTACCCCGGTAGACCTTACCTCAACATCGTTCCCGGTCGTTGCGCTTGTTCTTGTTACCCCGGCCATCCGTCCGGCGTGCGCCGTGTTTGATGGTTGGAAGTAATAGGCCGCGCCGCCGTCAATTACTACGGCTCTTCCGCTGCTTAAATTCTGACCTGCCGGAATGAAGTAGGAAAGGCTTACACTTGCCGGGTCGCTCCAGTATGTCGCGTAATCCGTGCCGCTCGATTTTGTCAAAACTTGCCCGGATGTACCGCCTTCAGGTACGCCCACGCCTTCGATGCTCACGGGAAACTGCACCGTGACATTGGAAGAGGCAAGCGTTACTTGAATATCTGACATTGTGGGCCTTCATTACGGGTTTACGTTTTCTTCTACGGTTATTTTGCCGCTGAAAAACGGGTAAACCGTTCCACCCGACAAAGTCACCTCTAAATCCATGCTGTACGTCTTGTCGAGCGACAAAGAGCCGGTTCCAACCGCTTCGGGCGATATGGTCAACACACCTCC